GACAAGGTGCTAGATATATTGGTGGTGGAGCTCAAAATTTACAAACAGGTTTTAATCCTTTTTCAGGATATAATGCTTCAGCAGGTTTAACAAGAGGACTTTTAACTAATCCGGTTAGTGATCAGGTGGTCTTGGTAAATTATTTTCGAACCAAGGAACTCAAGGAGTTCAAGGTGTAGGCGCAGAACCTCAAAGCATAGAAGGATTTTTAACTCAAGACGCAGCTAAGAATGTAGGTTTAGAATCCCAAAGACTTGCTGAATTGGCTTCTCAAAATCAAAATCAATTTATAAAAAATTCACCATCAGCTATGAATTCATTTAAATCAATTATAAGTTTTGACACATCTGCAGCAGAAAAAGGAAATGCAGCATTAGATCTTTTAAAAAGAGGAGGTCAAGCAGCTTTTACAAAACCAGGTCCAGGCGGAAAACCTATGCTTGACAAAGCAGCAGTATTGGGAGCAGTAGCTTTCACAGCTTCATACATTGAAGCTAAAGCATTGGCAGAGGATGCTGGAGTAGAACTTACAGAAGAAGCTTACGATGAAGCTAAAAAAACAGAAAAACAAGAAGAGTACGCAGGTTACTTAACTAATTTCTTTGGTGGTAAAAAAGATGGTGGTAGAATAGGTTATGGAAATGGTGCTAATGAATTTATGTCTGAACAAATGATGCTTGAAAGTAATCCAGGAGCTGCAGAATCAGGTTCTCCTATTACAATAGACACGACTATGACAGGTTTAATTAATAAGTATAATACTTATAAAAAATCTGCACCAGGCGTATCTGAAGAAACAAGAATATTTTTAAAAAATGATCTTTTAAAATCATTGGAAGATGCAGGGATTTCTCAAGAAGAATTTATGATGAGACTCTCTGAAGATAAAGAAATGAGAGCTAACGGTGGTAGAATAGGTTACGGTTTAGGTAATTTAGTTAGGGGATCTGCGGGAGTATTTCAACCAACATCAGCTTCAATGAGTGCGGGAGATGCACCCTCATTTGAAGGGGGTAGTGGTATGGGAGGAATGATTGCTGACCTTATTAGAAAAAATCCACAAATGTTTAGTAGTTCACAAAATACTTCTCCAGTTAATCAAGGTGATCAAGGTTTTGTTAATCAAGGTTCTAATAAAATGTTTTCTAATTTTTTTAGTAACCCAAACATATATAATCAATTTATAAAAAACAAAAAAGATTTCATAGATCAAAACTTAAATCTAATAGATGATAGAGAAGAAGTAGCTCAAGGTGGCAGAATAGGATTTAAAAAAGGATCGGACCCTGTGTATGAAATATACTTAGAAGATTTAGAAGCAGGTACAATACCTTCAGATAAAAGTTATAATGAATATTTAGACGACATAGAAGAAGATCCTGATTATGATTATTCTTATGCAAAAGGTGGCAGAGTGAGCAGAAAATTTGGTTCACCTGAAGAAGGTGAAAGAAGTGGCGTTATGGAAATGCTAGCTGTGGATGTAGATGCAGGTGGTGATGACAAAGAAGAAAATATGATGATGGCGGATATTTCATTTAACTCTGCAGAAAAAAGTTTTTTATTTAAAAATTTAGCTAAATTAGGTGGAGCAGATAGAAGTATAAATATGCCTAAATTGTATGGTATTTTAAAAAATCCTAACAATCCTAGAAATTTAGAAGATGCAAGAATGTTAAAAGCTTTTATAGAAATTAAAATGCCAGGTTTAAAAAACGGTGGTAGAATAGGTCTTAAAAATGGGACAGGTGGCAATAGAGTCTCGCAATTACTAATATTAAGAGACGAAGCACTTAGTAAAGGTGAAGACACTTCTATATTTGACGCAGAGATTTTTCAATTGACGGGTAAAACATTTAAATCAATAGGTGGAATAAGTGAAATTCCAACGGGTCAACCTAGATTAAATCAAGGTGGTGTTTCTGAGAGAGATTACAGAGAAACAGGTGGATTCGTTCCAGTTGGAATCAAAGAGAGAGCCGATGATGTACCTGCTATGTTATCTAAAAATGAATTTGTTATGACTGCAGATTCAGTAAGAGGTATCGGAAACGGTAGTATAGAAGAAGGTTCAAAAAAATTATATAACACAATGAAACAAGCTGAACAAAAAGGAAAAATAGCATAATGGCTGCAACAGATTACACACAAACAACAAGACGAGCTCCTTTTATAGAAGCGGCTCAAGAAAATTACGTAGATTTATTAACACAACAAGTTGGTAGAGCTCCTGGCTCTGCTGGTGTACCAACGTTAGGTCAACTTGGACCACAGATTGCTGGACAAAACGTTTTAACACAACAAGCTCAACAACAGGCAGCTACTCAAGGGGGTTTAGGTGCATTAACTTTTGATCCCACAACAGGTGCTGTAACAGGTACAGGTCAAGGTACAGGTGTCTCAGGGTACCAACCTTACTTGACTCAAGCAGGTCAGTACTCAGGACCACAAGCTTACCAACAATTTATGTCGCCTTATCAACAAGATATTATAGACACAACTCTTACAGATTTTGATTACCAAACTGCACAAGGTGTTCCTCAATTAGCAGCGAATGCAATTAATGCGGGGGCTTTTGGTGGAGGACGTGAGGGAGTAGCTTCAGCTCAATACGCTTCAGATAGAGGTATGGATAGAGCACAGTTACAAGCTACTATGTTAGGTCAAGGATTTACTCAAGCAAACATGTTAGCGAACCAAGGTTTTGATCAACAAAGAAATTTAGCATCATTACAACCTTCTTTGGCCGCGTCTTCAATACAACAACTGGGTGCAGCTGGAACAGGAAACTTAGCTTACCAACAAGCTTTATTAGATGCTCAACAACAACAAAATCAACTAGCTTACAATGAACCTTTAAGTAGAATCCAGGCTTTCGGATCAGGGATTGCAGGACAAGCAAGTGGAACACCTACTACTGTTACAAATCAAGCTATGGGACAACAAGGTGGGCCTTTATCACAAGCTTTATCTGCTGGACTAAGTGCTTATGGTTTAGGTAGCATTTTCGGAGGAAATTAATGTATTATAAAAGACCATCCTTTAAAAGAGGCGGATCTACAGGGATTGCTCAACTAACTCCTAGCAGACAAGGATATGCTGGTGGTGGAAACATAGCTCCTAGAGTTCATGCTAGTATGGGTTTCCCAAATTTTGGTGTAGGTCAAGGAGATAATACAGCTTACCAGAACTATATGAAAAACGTAAGAGAAGACAGGGCTGCACCTATTAGAGAAACAAGCGGTATAGAAGAAATTTTAAGCGGTTCGGATAACAGAAGATCACAATTTTCAGAAACGATGACTGTTGAAGACCTTTATAAAAAAAGAGGTGAAAAACTTAAAAGATCGGCAGATCGGGTAGAAGAAACATTTGGAGGTGGTAACACTTACATTGATAGAAATAATATTAAAAGAAGTAGACAAACGGGAGAAGTTATAACTGACACTGCTAGTAAGTCTGGTATTGGTCAACTAACGTTCACAGAAGCTGATGACATAAGACAAAACTATCAATTTAACCAAGCGGATGAAATTGTAGAAAGAGCTAAGGACGATAAAACAACAATTGAATTAGGTGCACAGGATAACTCTATTACTTTAGATCCATTAAAAGAAATTGAAAGAGAAAAAAATTTTTTAAATAATCTATTGCAAAATAAAGGATTGGAAAGAGGTGAAGCTGCATTGGTTGCAGCAAAAGCGATTGGAACAGCAGGGTCCTTTAAAGATAAACTAGATGCTGCGGTTGATATGGCATTACCTATTGTTAGAAAAAGAAATGAACAAGATAAAGCTGTTACATTGACTGCATACAAAGCATTTAAAGAAAAAGAAGCAGCACAAGCGAAAGCACAAGCTGATGCAGGTGAACCTACTCGTGAGTTAAAAAACATTAATTTAATGGCACAAGCTATAAAAAACCAAGGGGACAAAAGAGACCTTTCAGTTATTCGAGATGAATTAGTAGTTAGCCAAAGTGGAATGAACTCCGATGTTAAAGAGCTACTGTATAAATCAACTGGTAACGTTATAGAGGCAGTAGAGGATATAGACAAACAACGAAAACTTCTTGCCGTAGAAAACGCTAAAAAGAAACCTAACGAAAAAAATATAGAAACAATAACAGAAAAAATTAGAAAGTATGAAGCGGATTTAAAAAGGATACAACTTTTAGGTAAAGATTCTTTTGATAAAATATTTGGTGATCTTACAGAAGGTTATTTTGCAGAAGGTGGAAGAGTAAAAAGACAATTAGGTTCACCTGAAACAGGAGAACAAATAGTAGAGACAGAAGATACTGTAGTAAGTATGCCTGGAGGTTCTGTACCAGAAAAACCTGTTTTAAATTTATCTTATGATGAATTAAGAAATAGATTACCTAAATCAATCACGGATGATATTATACAACTTTTAGCAAATAGTGAAGAGGCTTTACAAGAATTTGCATATATTACATCTCAAGATGATGTAAATAGTTTTAATGTAAAATATGGAGTTAACTTAATCATTCCTCCAACAACTGGATAGGAGGCTATATGGCTTTTGAGTTTAAAGAGTTTAAAAGTTTTACGGACGACGGTATAGAAGAAGCTAGGGGTCAAGATGTTGGTCTTACCGATTATATTTTTGATGTTCCTTTAGGAATAGTTAAAGGAGCCAGTCAAGCAATAGAAGGTTTGTTAACTATGGGTGCAATGCCTATAGATTATTTAGCAAACACTAATTTAATATCTAATATTGAAAAGCTTTTTGATAAAATAACTCCTGATACAAATACAGCTTTAGGAGACATCACTTCTGTTTTGGTACAGTTTGGAGTTCCTTATGTAGGTGCTTTAAAACTAGCTAATGGTATGAGCAAACTTAAAGGCTTAAGTACCATGACTAAATTAAATGCTCCGGGTATGACTAGAGCGTCTCAAGGTATGGAACTTGCAAAACGTGCAGGATATTTTGGAGGTGTGGGAGGGATTACTGATTTTGCAGTTTCAACACCTAGTAAATTAGGGACCTTATCTGATTTCACTGGACTAACTGAACAAACTGATTTCGAAGGTTTGGAAGGTTCAGAAAGAGCAGTAGAAACTCTTAAAGGTAAATTAAAGTTTGGAGCAGAAGGTGCATTAATAGGAGGAGGAGTTACCTTACTTCCACAGGCAGCTTCGGTAGGTTTTAGATACGGAATATTACCTGCGTTAAAACCTATAGCTTATGCAGGAGGAAAAATTTTAGAATATGGAGTGAATGCACCTTTAACGAAGGGCATTAATCTTCTTGTAGGCACTAAAGGAGAAAAGAATTTTTTAAAAGATCTTCTTATAAGTGGAGGAAACCTAGCAGAAAGTGCGGGCAAAAAAATAGGGTTATTAGATGAAAAAGGATTAGCTAAAGATTGGAGACACACTCCTATAGAAGGTGGATTGATCAACACTATTCAAAGGGGCCTAACAAGAGCTGCCGACCAGTTTAGATCTCCTGTCGCTGGAGAGATAAAATATATTCAAGAAAATGTTTTAGCTAAATTGGATTCGCAACAAAAAACTTTAAAAAGCATTGGGGGAAGTTTGGAAAGTAAAATGAAAGATATAGTAAATAATTATAAAATTAAATTTGATGATGGAGAATCTCTTTTAAAACTGCAAATAGAAAACAATAAAGTTAAACAATATATTTTAGCTGTAGGGGAAAAAAATAAAACTTTAGCTGATGATATTTTAGAAACTATCCCTAAAGATTTAAGAGAAAATACTAAATTATTTACAGAAGCTGTTATGAAAACACAGGATAAATATAAATTATTTATGGGAGGGTTGGATGGAACAAAAGCAGCGGTTTTGGATTTTGACGTTTTTATGAAACAGAATTTTGCAGCTTTCAATAATAAAAGATTTAAATTCAATCCTTTAATAGAAAAAGGGGTAGTAAATTTTTTTAAAAATGAAATAATTTTAAACAATCCGAACTCTGTAAAAGAATTAGAAAATTTAGCCAAACAAACTGGAAAAACAGTAGATGACTTGGCTACTCAACAAGCAAAAGATCAAGTTTTAAATTTTAAACAAAATATTATTAAAAGTGATCAAAATCCCGAAACTCTTTTTAAATATCTTAGAGACACAGTAAATCCTAAAGGAATTAAAAGTATTTTAAGTGAAGGAGAACAGGTTCCTGATCTTATGAAAAGATTTTTATCGGTCGAAGAGGGTAGAACTGTTGAAGAACTAACAAAAGCAGGAGCTAAAGATACGGCAGGAAAAGCTATAACTAAAGAAGTAGAAACAACAAACTCTATTATCGCCGGATTAAACGTTGTCTTGGCACAAGGAAAACAAATGTATGGCAAAAGTGCTTATGATTCTATTCTTAAAGCAGGGTTGAATACGCCTTTAAATCCAAACGGAGTTATTCATACTGCTGAAAGTATATTGAGAAAAAGAATTAAAGATGGGCCGGGAGTAATGTCTAATCTACAAAAAATTGGTCAAAGAGAAAGATTGCCTCAAATAATCCTAGACGAAAGTGAGTTGTTTCAAGGAAAGTATTTTACCTCTCCTGAGATAGCTAACGCATTAACGGGAGCAAAAGAAATAACAGCAGGTCTCTATACTCTACCTTTTTATAAAAGTTTAATGTCTATTAAAGCAGGTGCTCAAATATCTAAAACTATTTTATCACCTATGACACAAGTTAGAAACTTCACTACTGCTGCACTGTTTCCTGTAGCCAATGGTTTAATAGGGGGCCGTATAGGGTTTAAAGATGCATGGTCGTTAACAGGACAAGATATATTTCAAGGTTTAAAAACAGATGTTGAAAAAATAGCTAAAATAGAAAGAATAATTAAAAGAGGAATTGTAGATCAAAACATAAATGTTCAGGAGATGAAAAGAGTTTTAGAAAAAGCTAAGGGTGGTGAGATTAGTTTTAATAGGATGATGAATACAAACATCATGCAAAAATTAACTGATATCTACCAAGGAGCGGATAACTTTTGGAAAATATACTCCGATAATTTTTATCAAGGTAGTTTAAAAACAGCTTTTGGAGATCCTGCTGCTATTATAATAGGAGCTAAACAAGGTACAAAAGCTTTTGCAAATGAACAAAGATTTTTTAAAGACATTGATGAATGGTTTAAAACAGTTACAGATAGAAAATTTAATTCTGTCAATGAATTAACGGGTGCTACTAAAACTCCTTTAGAAGCTATCGAAGAAGCTTCTGCTTATCTGGTCACTAATACAATACCTACTTACAGTAAAGTTCCTCGTATTATTGAAAATATTAGAAATTTGCCTTTAGGTAATTTTGTAGCTTTCCCAGCTGAGATACTAAGAACTTCATCTAATATATTAATGATAGGAGCTAAAGAATTAACCAGTACCAATCCTTTTATTAGACAGATGGGAGCAAAAAGACTTGTGGGTTTATCCACAGTTTTGGGAGGTTTAGGATACACTACGAAAAAAGGAGCTCAGTATCTAACAGGTGTTGATGATGAAACAATGAATGCATTTCAAAATTCTTTTGCACCACCTTATCAAAAAAATTCTACTTTAGTTCCTTTAACTGCTCCAGACAGTGAAGGCAAATTTAAATATTATAATTTTTCTTACTCCAATCCTTATGATACTCTAGTACAACCTGTAAACGCTATTCTTGCGGCATACGGTGAAGGAAGATTAAAAGGAGATAGCGCATCTACAATTGTAATGAATGCTTTATTTGGAGGAGGTATAAACCCCAACAAAAGAAAAGGAGCTATTGTAGAATTCTTAACTCCATTTATATCTGAATCTATAGGTACTGAAAGAGCTGTCGATGTAACAATAAGAGGAGGCAAAGACTCAAGAGGTAAAACTATTTACTATAAAGATTTAGATGCTCCTGATGTTATTGTAGCAAAATCTTTAAATCATATTTTAGGAGGATTAACTCCAGGAGCTGTAACTTCTGCTACTAGGATTTGGGATGGTGCAACACAACGATTTACAGATTATGGAACTCAAAGAGATATGGCATCTGAAGTAGTGGCTTTGATGTCGGGGGTCAGAGTCGAAGAAGCTAAACCTTTATCAAGTGTTCCTTTTATTTTAACGTCTTTTAATGGAGACAAAAACAACATGAGAAGTAAGTTTGCAAAAAAAGCTTATTCAGCGAGAACTAGACCAGAAGAAAAATTAGGAGCTTATAAACAATATTTATTAGAATCTTATAATTCTCAAAATAAAATGTATCAAACTATTCGAGACGCGGAAAAATTAGGAGTGGATACACGAAAATTAAAAGAACTTTTTAGTGAAAGATTAACTAAATCCGAAGTAGAAGGATTATTTAGAGGGATATTTAAAGTTCCTGGATATAGTAAAAATGCTTTTGAGGCGGCTGCAAAAAGATTAGAAAATGAGGACCCTTTTTCATCTGGTATTATCCAAGATCAAAATGATGTAGTTATGGATATATTTGATGACATAAAACGAGATTTAAGAAGATTTGATTTAGGTCAATCAGACAATTTATTTAACAGCACTATTGATGAATTATTAAGTCCAGGTGTTGTAGAAACTAGAGAGCTACTGGATCAAACTGTAGCCCCAACAGGAGGGGATATTTTCCAATCTCAAGTTTCTTTACCAGTAGATCCTAGAAAAAACGTAGCGGTATCTTCACAAGTAACAAACACAGGGGGCCAGGTAATGGCTAATGCTAATTTAGGTTCTAGGTATTTAAATGGAATTGATTATAATAGAATGAACACTGCACAAAAAGCAGATTACGTAGATAAGGTATTTAAAATATAATTATGGCAACATTAAAGGAACTATCAGAGATATCGGGAGTATCAACACCTAGAACTATTGGTGAGCAGGTTTATGCGGACCAACAAATAAATAATCAATATTCAGACGTAGCCCCAGGTGATTTTGGATACACTGGGAACACACAAAAAAACAGCCAGTTTTACGATCCTTTTCATTCTAACTTTCAAAGATTAACTCAACCTCTTTCAAATACTTTTAATAAATATGCACCACAAATTGCTGGAGGTATTATGAGTTTGGCTTCAGGTATTCCCGGACTAGGTATGTTAATGGGTGCATTTAAACCCGACCCTTACGCACAAAATAGATTAGATATGTATGGTGGTTACGGACAATTTGGACAACAAGATAAATTTGGTTACAACGTGGGTTCAACTCTTATGCAAAATAATTTTATGCAACCGGGAAGTAATTCTTTTAGATCTTATGCATTAGAAGGATTAGGTGGTTTGAACCAACAACTTGCAAATGATTTTTATCAAGATAATTATGGCTTAACTTTTGATCAAGTTAAATCAGATATACAAAACAAACAAAATCCTTTTGGTCCACAACCTACAAATATAGGAACATCAGATTACTATGGAGGAGACAATAATAACAACTCAGGTGGTAGAAATGAAACAGGTTTTGGTGGAGGGTTTGGAAGAGATCCAGATGATAAAGCATAATGAAAAGGTCTGCAGCACAAAGAATCGAAGATCATGAAAAACTTTGTAGAATAATGCAGAAACAAACGTTTGAGCAAATAAAAGAAGTTAAAGAAAGAATTTATAGAATGGAAAAGATGATAATTAGCGGAGCAATAGGTATAATAATTGCTTTACTTCTCAACGTGATAAAATGAAGAATAGTTTACTCGTACATAAGCACTTAATTGTGCGAGCTGAATCCATTAAACCTCCTAAAGATGAAGAACAACTTAAAGAATGGATGAAAGAATTTGTAGATTCTATCAACATGAAAATATTTATGGGTCCTTATGTTAAGTATTGTAACATGGAAGGTAACCGTGGAATAACAGCTGTTGCAATCATTGAAACTTCACACATTGCTATGCATATTTGGGACGAAGTAAGTCCTGCTTTAATGCAATTTGATGTCTACAGTTGTAGTGAACTGAATGTAGAAAACATTTGTAACAAAATTAAACAAGACTTTGATATAGAAAAAATAGAGTACAAATTTCTTAACCGTGAAACTGGACTCCAAGATATTTAAATCCAGTCTTTAAGTTCTTCTCCCATTACTTCACTAGCGATATTAATCTTTTTACGTAAAGCTTTTACAATTCTTTCATCTACCGTTTTCTCAGCAATAATGTCTATGTAAGTCATTTTTCTAGTCTGACCAATACGATTTATTCTAGCCTCACTTTGAGTACGTTTCTCAAGGTCATAACCATTAGAATAATAAATCATAACGTTAGCTTCTGTTAAAGTAATTCCATAGCCACCGGTTTGAGGGGTACCTACCAAGAATCTAATTTTAGAGTCTGGGTCCTGAATTTCTTTAATAGCTTTTTGTCTGTCATCGGTAGAAGTGGATCCATAATAAGTCATCACGGAACCCGGATATACTTTTTCAACAGCTTTAACAATTGAATCTATATCGTGTCTCCAGTGGGCCCAAATAATAGCCTTACCTTCCACCTCTTCTAATATATCCATCAACGCATTTATTCTTTCGTTTTTAATTATTTTAAGAGTACCATCGTCTGCTTTAAAGTGACCACAGGTAATTTGTTGAAGTCTCATTAGTTGTACTAATGCTGTCGAAGTAGTCATTAACTTACCTTCCATTTGAGCAAGAGCTACCTTACTCATTTGATCATAAAGTTTTTGTTGCTCAGGACTTAGTTGAATAATTCTTTTCTGATAAGTATATTCAGGTAAATCTAAACAATCTTCTTTAAGAACACGATCAGAAAAAGTACTTATTTTTTCTGAAAGTTCTCCTAGATTTTGATAACCAGTAACTACTTGGACACTGTGTGTAGGTAATCTCATAGTAGTCATTTTGGCATATCTAGTTCTAAACGCATAATAAGAAGTAAAGTCTAGTAAACTTTCATCTAAAAACTCGCATTGTTTATATAAGTCTAAAGGTGATTTAGTAACTGGAGATCCTGTAAGGATTCTTCTGTAGTTTGCAAACTCTCCTAAAGAACAAATATGTTTAGTACGTTTAGCATCTGGGTTTTTAATAGTAGTAGACTCATCTATTGCCATTAATGTTCGATGACATCTTAGAAATTTAGCAGCAAATTCTACACCTTTAGAAGTACTAAAAGCATCTACATTCATAATTAAAATATGTAAATCTTCACCTGGTTCAAATAAAGTATCTAATTTTAATTGTTGTCCTTTATTTATATTAGCTTGCCATAAAACCATTTTTTTATCTATATGGTCTACCATATGAATAGGGATTTCAGAATCAAACCAATTTTTATAAACTCCTTTAGGTGCTACTAAAAGGAGGCCATTAATTTTACCTTTATCATAAAGCATAGAGACATTGTCTATTAATACTTTAGATTTTCCTGTACCCATTTCCATAAAGTAAGCAAACACTTCTTTATTCCATGATTTTTCTAACGCAGTTATTTGATGCGCGTATGGTTTTGTTTTAAATTTATAGTTCATAATATTTCTTCTTTCTATTGACAGTGATACCATAACCCTGTAGTAGATGTCAATAGGAAAGTTATATGGGATTAACAACATTAAATACAATACCAACACAAAGCAATCCATCGGTTGTTTATATTATACAAGAATTACCCGGTACTAAAGCAGGTGCTCCTAAATTTAATATTATGGGTGCGCAAAAATATGGTACTTTAAAAACATTATTACCAGAACACTCACAAATTATTTTGTCTCCAGGACCTTTAATTTTTAAATTAAGGAAACTTTTAGATAAATATACTACTAAGGATTTCTTACTACTTACAGGCGATCCCGCAATTATAGGTGTTGCGTGTTCAATTGTGGCAGATAAAACTGGTGGTAAATTTAATCTATTAAAATGGGATAGACAGGAAAAAATGTATTACCCAATAGAAATTAATTTATATGAAAAAGGAAATCTCGAAGAATAAGCTTGACATAGGATATTATGACATTATATTAGAAGAATTAATAACTACGACTACTAGAAAGGTAAAAAGAAAATGAGTATAAATTTAGAAGAAGACAAAATCGATTCATTGGCAAATGCTAATACCAATGACATCAAAGAACTATCTAATCAGGTTATTAAATTAAGAGACCTTGAAGATGAGTTTGCTTCCAAAGAAGAGGAATTAAAAAAATTAAAAAATGATATGGATGTTTTATCAGGGGAAGTTATTCCTACGATGATGACAGAAATGAACATATCAAAATTCAGTTTATCAGACGGTGCTGGTGTAGAAGTCAAACCCGTCTATGGTGCTTCAATTTCTATAGCTAAGAAAGAAGAAGCATTCAACTGGCTTCGTAACAACGGCTTGGGTGATCTTATTAAAAATGAGATTACTGTTTCCTTTGGTCGTAACGAGGATAACAAGGCAGCAGAATATGCTGGCCTTGCACAAGGTCAAGGATATCAACCCGTCCAGAAATTAAAGGTTGAGCCCATGACACTTAAAGCGTTAGTTCGTGAGCGTCTCGAATCTGGAAAAGAGATGCCCACGGATTTATTTAATGTGTTCGCAGGAAACCGAACCAAAATAACAAGGAAATAATAAAAATGAACAAAGAACCAACAATAAAAGAAAACACTGCATTGTCCACGAATGTTAATTTCGAAGCTGATGCAACTATTCAAACTGGAATGATAACACAAGAAGATCTTGCGTTACCTTTCCTTAAAATACTAGGCCAACTTTCTCCTGAAGTGAACAAGAGAGATGGTAAGTATGTCCAAGGAGCAGAACCTGGAATGATTTATAATTCAGTAACAGGTGAACTTTTTGGTGGTGAAACTGGAGTCCCAGTGATTCCATGTTACTACAAACTCGAATACGTTGAGTGGAAAGATAGAGGAAAAGATGGATCTGGTGCGCCAGTAAAAATCTACCCTTCGTCTAGTGACATTATGACTAAGACTACAAGAGGTGGTGACTTTAAAGATAGATTACCTAACGGTAATTATATTGAGAAGACTGCGCAACACTTTGTAGTAGTAGGAAGTAGCTCACCAACAACTGCATTAATTGCCATGAAATCTACACAATTAAAGATTAGTAGAAAATGGAATAGTATGATGCAGAGTATTAAAATGCAGGGAAAAAATGGGTTGTTTACCCCTGCAACTTTTAGCCATCTTTATCAGCTAAAAACTGTACAACAGTCTAACGACAAAGGTACATGGTTTGGTTGGGAAGTGAGTAAAAATGGTCCTATTGAAGACGCAGGTATGTATCAACAAGCCAAAAGTTTTTCTGAAAGTATCTCTAAAGGAGATGTTGAAGTTAAGCATGGTGAGGATGATACAGCTAAAGCTTCTGATGGAGCAGCTCACTACTAAATAAAATTCCCTATCCGGTGGGAATAACTCGGGGCGTGAAGGGAGACTGGATCGCCCCACAATAAAGATGGAAATGGAAAAAAGATATATAGAAATATTCACAGGTCTAAAAAGAGACTATGGTTACGCAGACATAACTTCTGCATTCAAAGATCCTTCAACAGGAAAACTAAAATTAAAATATGGCTGGGCAGCTAAAGAATTATTAGACTCTGATTACATAGCCCATCTAGAAGGTAAAAAATCTATAGGAGTTCAACCCTGTAATGACGATGGCCTAGCACACTTTGGTGCAATCGATATAGACTCAGATGAGTATGACAACTTTGATTTAAGAAAGTATTTAGAAATTATTGATAAGAAAAACATTCCAGTAGTTCCGGTTAAATCTAAAAGCGGTGGTCTTCATATATATGTGTTTTTTAAAGAACCTGTTAAAGCTAGCTATGTTAGAAATTTTTTAGATAAATTATTGTTTACATTTGGCTTAAAGGCTTCTACAGAAATATTTCCTAAGCAGACTCAGTTGGGAATGGGATCAGATGGTAAATTTATCAACGGTAATTTTATTAACTTACCTTACTATAACCGTAATGAAAGAGTTGGTTTAAACTTAGATGGTACGGAGTTTACCTTGGAACAGTTTATAAAAGTTGTCGAGGCTAACAGAAAAACAAGAGAAGAACTAGAAGAATTTGCAACAGAGTTGATGAGATTAGAGTTGACAGGAGGTGCAGATGAGTTTGCAGATGGGCCTGTTTGTTTGCAAAGACTTTCTAAATCTAAGTTAGATGATTACAGAGATAGATTTATTTATAATTACATGGTGTTTGCTAAAAAGAAATACCCAGATAATTGGGAAGAGAAACTTTTAGAAGGCGCTAGAAATTATATTGTTTATGATAATATTTGGGGTGATGAGAAAGTAAAACAAAAGATTAAAGCTTATAAAAAAGACACGGCAGGACATACTTGTTCAGAGGAACCGATTGTTAGTATGTGTGTTAAATCAGAATGTTTAAAAAGAAAGTTTGGAGTAGCTTCAGATAAAGTTAAAAAGTTCCCTGCACTTTCTGCCTTAATAAAAATAGATTATTCACCAGAACCAGAGTTTAGATTCACTGTTCATTATGTTGATAAAATTGAAGGAGAAGCCTCTCAACAAATAATAGCTAAAGATATAAATTACATCATGGACCAGGAAAAATTAAGAAGATTAATAGGAGCCCACACACCTATTCCACCACCACGGATCAAGGGTGATGATATGCAGAATGTTTTAGACGTTCTTTGGCAAGGAATGAAAACAGAGAAAGCTCCTCCAGGAACTTCTCCAAAAGAAATCTTACATAAACATTTAGAAGATCATATCTATGGAGTGCCTGCAGTGAGTGATGCTTCCTTTAGAAGTGGTAGTACTTTAATTGACGATGGCTACGCTTATTTTGTGTTTGATCCTTTCTATAATTATTTAAAGAATAAAGAATGGAAATCTAAAATAGATAGAACGGGTCAAATGATGATTGATTTCTTTGATGCTAAATTAAAAGATCTAAAAAGATATCCTAAAAAAGAAACAGAAAAAAAATCACATAACCCTGTCAGATGTGTGAAAATATCAATAGCTCATTTTCCAAAAGAGGAAAATAAAGTTGAACTAATAGCAATGAAAAAAAAAGAGGATATATTATAAGTGCCGAAAGTAACTAAAATATATGGTCCTCCTGGCACAGGTAAAACAGAGAAACTTATTAGAAGAGCGATGGCTTATATTCGAATAGGTACCCCTATTAATAGTATAGGTTATTTTGCATTTACTCGTAAGGCTGCTCATGAAGCAAGGGATAGAATGCTTTCAAAGAATCCACAATATAAGAAAAAAGAATTAAGATACTTTCAAACTTTACATTCTTTAGCTTTCCATACATTAGGTTTAAGAGAAGAAAATGTTATGCAAGATTATCACTACAACGATCTTGGAAAAATTCTAAGTATAAGAGTCAATGCTAAAAAAGATGCCGATGCTTCTCCTTATTTAAGTTGTGACAATGAATACTTTCAAATCATTTTAAAGGCCAAAGAGAAAGGGATTTCAGTGTGGGATGAATACTGTACAGGAGAACATTCTTCTAATGTAGAACCTGACTTACTTAAACACATAGAAGTAAACTATAATCAATACAAAGTTAATAATAATCTAATAGATTTTGCAGATATGATTAAGAAATTTCTATCTAAACCAGAGTTGTGTCCAAGTTTTAACACAGTCTTTATAGATGAAGCGCAGGATCTTTCTCCCATTCAATGGGACATGTATGACTTATTAAAAAATAATTCTAAAAATGTTTATTTAGCGGGGGATGATGACCAGGCAATTTATGGTTGGGCGGGTGCAGACGTAGATAGATTTATAAAAGAACCTGCTGAAGAAAAAGTACTTTCAAAATCTAGACGTATACCTATAGCCGTGCAGGAAATATCCGAAGTCATTACAGAAAGAATTCAGGGATTGAGAGCAACTAAGAATTATTTACCCAGAAATGAACAAGGTTTATGTAGTAAAATCAATAGTTTAGAGAACGTGGACCTATATAATGGTAAATGGTTGATTCTTACTAGAACAATTTCTAGAGCAAAAGAAATATGTGATTTATTGAAAGTTAAAGGTTTATATCATGAGAATAAGCATAGGAAAAGTTATGACACTAAATTATACAAAGCCATTATTAACCACAGCAAATGGTTAAATGGTGAAGATATTCCCGACACTGGTTTAGAAGATATTAAAGAGTATATGGGTGAGAGAGAATTAAAAAAAGATCTGAAATGGTATGAATGTTTTGATACCGCTTCTGCCGATGAAAAAATATACATTAGATTAATGCTATCTAATGGAGAAAAATTAAGTAACGAAGCTAGGATTAAAGTATCTACAATTCATGCAGCTAAAGGAGGAGAATGTGAGAATGTAATATTAGTATTAGATAATGCTAAAAAAATAAGAGAAGCTACGGCTCATAGTATAATAAAACGTGACGAAGAGCACAGAGTATGGTATGTAGGGTGTACGAGAGCAAAAAGAAATTTATATTTAATGAGAGCAAAAATAGAAAGGAAGGGTTACCAGTTATGACACATAAAGATATATTTAACGATTCATTTCCACAAGATAAACAGATAGGTGGATCCCATTACAAAAAATTTTTAATTCAACCTTATGAATTTATTTCAAAGAATGCTTTGTCATTCTTCCAGGGCAACGTAATTAAATATGTTTGTCGTTATAAAAACAAAGCAGGAATACAAGACCTTGAAAAAATAATTCATTACTGTGAATTAGAAATTAAAACAATGAAAGATACAGGTACGAAAAAATAATGAACCTTTTTTTACGAATAAGATTAAAATTAGAAGCTGAGAAAAAAAGAACAGAGAGACTCTATAAAGAAAATCAAGTAATGAAAAGAAGATTACTTAAATATGAAAAGCAAGGTATGCTATACCACAACAACAAGAAAGGTTTAAATGAAAGTACCTCTATTTGAAGCGCAGACAGAATGGATTGAACCAGAGTTTTATCCTGATCTAAGACAGTACGACGAGATTGCAATTGACTTAGAGACAAGAGATCCTGATTTAAAATCTAAAGGTAGTGGCGCAATTATTGGCAATGGAGAAGTTGTAGGAATTGCTGTAGCTGTACCTGGTAAAAAGTTTTATTTTCCTATTGCTCACGCATCTGGGCCAAACATGGATCGTAAGAAAACCTTAAAATGGTTTCAAGATATTTTAAATACACCAGCAGTAAAAATATTTCACAATGCAATGTATGACGTTAGTTGGATTAGATCTATGGGTCTAAAGATTCAGGGACAGATCGTAGACACTATGATTGCAGCCAGTTTAATTAATGAGAATAGATTTAGATTTGATTTAAATAGTTTAGGTTGGGATTATTTAGGCCATGGTAAAAACGAATCAGCACTTAATGAAGAAGCAAAGTCTAGAGGACTAGATCCTAAAGCAGATATGTGGCAGCTTCCAGCGCTTCATGTTGGAGCCTATGCAGAAAAAGATGCAGAACTTACTTTAGAACTTTGGCAGGTGTTTAAAAAAGAAATTACTCACCAGGATATTGAGTCTATTTTCGAACTCGAAACGGATTTATTTCCTTGCTTAGTCGATATGCGTTTCTTAGGTGTCCGGGTAGACCTTCAAAAAGCTCAAGAATTAAAGCGAGCACTAGTGATAAAAGAAGAAAACTTACTCCAACAAATAAAAATAGAAACTGGAATAGATGTTCAGCTAATGGCTGCAAGAAGTGTTGCCAAAGTTTTTGATAAATTAAAGTTACCTTATGAACGAACTGCGAAATCAAATGCTCCATCCTTTACTAAAAATTTTATTATTAATCATGAACACCCTATAGTTAGAATGATAGCTGAGGCTAGAGAAACTAATAAGGCACATACTACGTTCATTGATACCATAATTAAACATGAACATAAAGGCAGAATCCATGCTGATATAAACCAAATAAGATCTGATCAAGGTGGGACAGTGACCGGTAGATTCAGTTACTCTAATCCAAATTTACAACAACTTCCAGCTCGAAATAAGGAACTTGGACCTATGATTAGATCCATATTTCTTCCAGAAGAAAAACATAAATGGGGTAGTTTCGATTATTCACAACAAGAACCACGTCTTGTTGCACACTATGCAGCGCTTCATAAATTTCCATCTGTCAATGATGTTATAGATAGTTATGAGAATGATACTTCAACAGATTTCCACCAGGTAGTTGCAGACATGGCAAAAATCCCTAGATCTCAAGCCAAGGTAATTAACCTAGGATTATTTTATGGTATGGGTAAAGCAAAATTACAAGCAGAACTTGGAGTATCAAAAGAAAAAGCAGCAGAATTGTTCGAGACGTACCACGCTAAAGTTCCCTTTGTTAAGCAACTAACTAATAGTGCTTCTAATCGTGCCCAGGAGCGTGGCCAGATTCGAACCTTACTGGGACGATTATGTAGGTTTCATTTGTGGGAGCCTAATCAATTTGGTATGCATAAAGCATTGCCTCATGAAGAAGCATTGCAGGAACACGGACCAGGGATAAAAAGAGCTTACACTTACAAAGCTTTGAATAAATTAATTCAAGGATCCGCAGCAGACATGACAAAAAAAGCTATGTTAGATTTATATAAAGAAGGTATAATAGCTCACGTACAAATTCATGATGAACTTTGTGTTTCAGTAAAAGATGAGAAACATGCAAAACAGATTAAAGAAATCATGGAAGACTCCGTCTCTTTGGAAGTTCCCAACAAAGTAGACTACGAATTTGGAGAAAACTGGGGTGAAATAAATGGTTGATTATGGCTTATTTAAATGCAAACATACCACCGCTTTACGCGCAAATTAGGAAGGAGTTTTTATATGACAATAAAAAACATCATGGAGAAGTTGAAGATTGTGTTATCTTTGGCATCACATCTATGGGAGGCCGTGCGATTTTATGGCACGCTCTTATGGAGAATGGTGCGATCTTTTATAGGTTGCCAATTACGGCTTTTATTCAACGTGGTTTTCAACCCGAAAATGTTCCCATTAAAAGACTTGATGAACTGGAACTTTGGAATTCTTTTAGTTATCACCCTGCTGTTACTTCTTGGGCTATTTTAAGCGCAGCTTCAGGAAAATACATAGGTAAGGATAAAAAATGGCATCACGGTACTTATCTTTTTACTGTTGACTGGGCCCACCCAGATGCTAATATCCTAGACACTGATCACTCAGAGATCCCACACGAACATAAGTGTGCACACATTATCGCTTTAGATAATGGAAATTATGCTGCTCAACCCAATAATAGATGCATTTGGGACTTACCTTCTTTTACGGTTAAGGACAATATCCCTGATTGGAAAGTCCAAACATCGGAATGGAATGTAGAAGACACGGGAAACTGGAAGACCCAGGATACCGATAATTTTTTTTATGAGATAGAGGAGAAGAAAAATGATTAATAATGGAATATGTACAAGTTGCGATCATAGACATAGAGGAAAAAACGAATGTTCTTTCTGTGATTGTGTGTGGCAACATCAAGAGCCTGAAAAAAAATCTTGGCTTAAAAAAATAATCAACTGGTTTAAATAAAATGATGGTTAAGTGTAAAACTTGCGGCCATGGGTGTCATTGCAGTGAAGATAAAATAGACTCCGAACACTACACGCCTTTAATGGATTTGTGTGAATGTAAACAATGTTTACATGAAGTAAAAGAAATTGAATATGAGGAGTGTTTATCATGTCAATAAAGGTAATTAATTAATATGGAGGGTGTTTATATGGAACCAGAAATGAATTACAAATTTACAGCTATATTAATAGTAGCTATATGTTTATTAGCTTTATTTGGAGGTCCAGTACGATGAAATTTACTTTAATACTATTTTTATGTTCTTTTATTAATAACGAATGCCTACCTCCACAAGAGATAAAACAACATTATAATTCGTGGAAAGAATGTACACTTGCAGCATTAGAAATATCTACAGAAATAATGTTTTCTCAAGAAGAAGAGTTTGTTAATAAAAACAAAGTAGCAACTAAATTTATATGTAGAGAAATAGGTACTATTTAATTGACTAGGAAAACTAACACAGTTTTAATTGGATTATTGGGTACAATCCTTATGGGTCTTAGCACCTGGGTAATTATTACACTCGTGGAACTCCAAGTTTTAGTAATGATGATTCAACAGGAGCTAATGGACCTTGACAAGGTTATAGGTAGAATATATTCTCATATGGACCGATTATCACAACGATGAAACTTTCCAAAAATTTCCATCTATCAGAGATGACTAAAAGCCAACAAGCTGTTCGTATGGGACTTAATAATAATCCTAGTGAGCAACAGGTAGAGAACCTAAAAACACTATGTGAGAGGGTCTTACAGCCAACCAGAGAGCATTTTGGCAAGGTTGTGACCGTGAGCTCAGGCTTTAGAGATGAGGTTTTAAATAATGCTTTAGGGGGATCTGATAACTCTCAGCACTGTCTCGGAATGGCGGCCGATATAGAAATATTTGACGTGCCTAATAATGAATTAAGTGACTGGATTAAAGAAAATCTCATGTTTGATCAATTAATATTAGAATATTTTGATCCCGCAGATGGTCCCAATTCAGGATGGGTTCATGTATCTTACAATCCTACTATCTCTTTAAACAGAAAAGAATATTTGATGGCATCTAAAAAAAATGGTAAGATCGAGTACAAACCTATTATGGGATTAAGTACAGATAGATATGTCAAATAAATTTAAAAATGTAAGTAATTCTTTTAGTAATATTGACACTGTTCAAGGTCATTGCGAAGAATGTAAAGAGTTTACTATATTAGTTGCTATTATTCCTGAGTTCTATAGATGCACAGGTTGTGGTGCAGACACTAAACAACATATCAATGGACGAATAAGATATTTAAAATTAGACGAATCAGAAATTAAATTTATAAAAGAAAACCCTACCCCTAAAAATGGCCAAGCAAAATTTTAAACTGTATGTGCCTAGAGAAGCTCCTAAAAAACGTAAGGGCATTCATAAAAAAAGTAAGAATAAGGCAGAAAAAAGGCAGAAATCTATGAAGCGTTATAGAGGTCAAGGATAAGTTAAATAAGACGCTTGACATTAAATGGAATATTTTGTAGGATATTATTTAATTAACAAATGAAAGGTTATAACAAATGACTGACTTTAATAAGTACAAAAACATATCTATCAAATTAGATGTGTACGCAAAGATAGATAAGATTAGTAAAGTCTTGGTACCTGATGATCCAAAGATCTCACGTGCTCAAGTGGTGACTATTCTTGTCAACAAGGAAGCAAAGAGACTAAACGGAAAACTAAAATAACAATAGGAGATAGAAAGTATGAAATACACATTAATAAAAAAATCAAAGTACTATAGCGGAATAGTTAAAGAAGCAGACACTTTTGATCAGGCAGTTAAATATAAGGTAGCCTCAGAGATGATGGAAGACAATCAAGATGGTCAACCCATGATTCATAAGTTTCATATCATGATAGATATTGATGATGCATTTAAGTATGTGAATGCATCAATCGATGACCACGAAAAACCTTTGATGTTAACACCTGACATGGAAGTTAAACTAACACCAGAAGGTGTGTACGTAAAGGTTGCATCATGAAGTCTGGATATATAATTTGCACTAGATGTAAGGGAAACGGATTTTTAAGAGTCCCTTATAAAGCTGCTCGAGAGGAGGTCACCGTTCAATGTGACCTCTGTAATTCTCAAGGGGAAATTCCAGAAGGTTTAGAAGAAGAGGCAACTGAGGAAACAGAAAGCATACAATAACTATACAGAAAGGAAACTAATGGAACTATTAGAAAAAAAAATATCAGAACTAGAGATGCCTGTAAGAACACACAGTTCTTTCCAGAGAGCATTATTGAATCATATGCCTGAACTTAAGACAATAAAAGATTTGATTTTATCTACGGAATGGGAATTACTTAGAATGCCAGGTTTTGGTCGTAAGTCTTTAAATGATGTCAAAGATGCTTTGAAAGAAACTGGATTATATTTAGGTATGGAAGAAAAAGACTTACCTAAAGATATGGATGCTATTTCTAGAGAATTTACTTATAAGGTAATTGAGCATGCTGAAGAAGCCAGTAAACA